TTACCTGGTGAGTCATCAACCTGTGATCTCAAACGGATGAATACTAATGCTTTGAACTTCATTCCACTACTCCGATGACCCAGGACTTCATACCTATAAGTGCTTGAGTATATTCTACCACATCAGGTGGGACAATCAAACAGAACCCGATACCAAGATTGAATACGTTCCTCATCTCCTCTTCAGTGATGTCACCAGCTTTCTGTATCTTATCAAAGAGTTCTGGTCTTTCCCAAGAATTGTAATCAACATTCACACTCAGTCCTTTTTCTTTGGGGAGGCACCTAGGGAGGTTCTCTGGGATACCACCACCTGTGATATGTGCCATACCTAGAATAGGAACTTCATCCAATAGTTTTTGAATTACAGGAGAGTAGATCGTAGTTGGTGTTAACAACTCTGGCATTTCCTTATAGAAGATTTTATTCTTCCCCAACATATCATTGATAAGAGTATATCCATTACTATGAAGACCACTACTCTCAATACCGATGACTACATCACCAGCTCGAATGCTACTACCATTAACAATCTCATATTTCTCTACAATACCAGTACAGAAACCAGCAACGTCATAATCATTTTGTCTGTAATGCTCTGCAGTTTCTCCACCCAGAAGGTCCATTCCAGAAATCTCACATCCTTTAACAATTCCAGACACAATCTCATTGACATTGGAGTTTATATTTTTAGTAGAGATATAATCTAAAAAATATAATGGTTTAGCACCACTACAGATTACATCATTGACACACATTGCAACTAAATCAATTCCAATAGTAGTGTAGTCAAAGGCAATCCTACAGATATTCATCTTAGTTCCGACACCATCAGCACCAGACACCAAGACCGGTCTTTCATATCCTTTTGGAAGGGGATACATTCCATTGAACCCACCAATTTTAGGTGCCATGATTTTGAGATGTTCTACAAATGCTTTACCCTTTTCAATATCGACACCGGAAGTTTTATAGTCCATCAGTGAATTTCTCCTGTAGTAATTTTTTCAAGGCGTTCTAGTTTCCATACTATGTAATCAATTGTTGGAATACATTGTGGATTCCAACCTACAAATGTTGATGATTCCTTACTTGGAAGTTTCCAACAGGGAGCATTATCATTCTCAAGGTCTAGTGATTTACGATACTCATCATCACCCACTAAGATGACTGCTCTCTCAGAAGCATTCAAACTACCAAAACAAGCAAATGAATTCTTTCTGATGATCTCTGGCAATTCCATCACAATCCTCTCTTCTTCATTTCAGCTTCAATGTCAACGAGTTTCTGTTTACTCTTTAACATCTTACCCTTGAATGACTTACGTTCAGCATACATCTTCTCCATCAACTCAGGTAGGAAACCTTTTACATCCTTACGATACATTGCACCATTGGCACAAACTGCATTGTCTTTATACATCTCAAAGTTTACCGTCTCATCAAGAATTCGATTAACTGTGGCCGTTGGGTGTTTTTCTTCCAAGAGTGTTTCTGGGGAGATGTTATACTGCATGATAAGATGAGGATATAGAGAGTTAAGGTCAAAACTGACAACCCAATCATAGACTCCTGGAACCGGTTCTTTGACATATGCACCTGCGAACTTTGAATCTTTGTCTGTTCTATCCATTTGAGGAACTACGATATTCCTCTTCTTTAGATAGTTATAGATGATTGTATCCCACAATCTAACCTGGAACATAGGATCAACGAAGTTTACCTTAGCATCAAATGCCATAGTAATCACCAGTTCAATCAGACGAAGTTTATCCTCCATCCTATCAACCAGCTCCACGTCAACGATGTTATAGTCTACAAACTTCTTCCAATCACCATCATAGAACTCTTTGAAAGTGTTGAACTCTGAGTGGTCCAACTTCTTCTGTCCCAGTTCTGTCTCTGCAATAAAGTCTAATCGATATGATTCTCGGTTCACATAGGTGAACTTCTTATAGAGATCCATAAAGTCAAGTGTAGTTACACCTGCAATATTGTATACGTTGTGTGGTCTACCATTAATGTATACCTCATCGTGTTGAATGATATTCCAAGGAGACAATCTCTTCATCTCTTTGGTTCCCATTATTCTATCAACACGACCACACAGATATGGAATATCATACAACCTACAGTTCCATCCAGTAATAACCTCTGGGGGATCTTCATTCCACCAGTTAATGAATGCTCTCAACATATCCACTTCTTCTTCGTGGTGGAAGTATGTGACATTCTTTTGTGATGGAGTGTAAGGTTTACGTCCCCAAGTAAGAATCTGCTTGGTGTTGTAATCCTGAATAGAGATGGTTAGCATCTCCTCCGAACAAGAGTCTGGTGAGGGGAATCCATCTTCTGACTTCACCTCAATATCAATAGTAACAAGTTTAATCTTAGACATGTCCCACTTGATCTCATCTTGTGGAAACTTCTCAGACATATATTGATAGATGTATCGATCATTCCCATAGATCTTGAAACCATCTACACCATCATACTTCTTGTAGAACTCACGACAATCACGAACATACCCAGGTTGAATGGGTTCTACGTTCTCACCTTCCAATGTCTTCCACTCACTCTCCCTGTTTGATTTGACAAACAAGGTGGGTTGAAACTTCTCCCTGTATTGAACTCTTTTGCCATTTTCATAACCACGAACGAGGAAATCATTTCCAACCATAATCACATTGGCGTAAAAGTTCATTCCTTCACCAGGTCGCTGTACTTATCTACTAGTGTACCATTGGGTTCCACGATAGTCAAGATCTTATCAGAATGAATCATGAATGAGTTCTGATTGGTAAGAGAAACTAACCATGGAGCCAGGGTTCCATCATCATTCACCACAAAGGGTTCAACCAACCTACAATCAGGTTCACCGATATCACCACCAGCTTCTTCAATCTGAGTCAGTAGAATCTGATTCGTCGGTAGAACTAGTAGTTTTAGATTGTCTTTGTTCATAGTCTTTAATACTTGTTGTGTACATATCTAGAAGATCATCTATGGGTTCCATAATACTGACAACCCAATCAGATACCACAGGAACCTTCTGATCCTTAGAAAGTGGTGCCCATGGTGTGATACGAAGCCTGAAGGGTGAATCCTTTCTATCCTTTACAGGTTCATTACCTAGAAGTTTTACAGAACAAGGATAGTTGAAAAAGTATCCAACCACTCTTGCTGGTTCACCTACAACCATTTCCTCAACATCAGCGATGACATCTTCACCTGATTTGAGCAATACTACTTTTACAGTCATTTTAGATAATATCTCTCTATTATTATAGTGCAAAAAAAGGGGGAGGTCAACCTGATTACTGACCAGGTGCCTCCCGCGGCGACGATATAGATTATTTAGTATCGCCACCTCCCATAAGATAACGACGGCGGCGGTTCTCAGGAACCACTCGTGCCAGTGTTACCACCAGGAGACCATTCTCGAAGGTTACATCAGAGACTTCAGTGTCTTCTGAGATAGACCAAGAACGAGTGAAGGAACGTGATGCCAAACCACGGTGGATATACTCCCGTCCGTCTGAGCTCTCCTTCTGTCCCTCAATAACCAGATAACCCTTCTCAGTGTAGACCTTTACCTCATCTTGACTGAAACCTGCCAAGGCCAGTTCTAGACGGGACTCATCCTCAGAAACCTGAACGAGGTTATATGGGGGATAGCTTTGTGCTTCGTAGCTGAATACACGATCAAAATAATCATCCATACCAATCGTGTTTCGTTGCAAACGTTCCATCAGTTGATTGATGTTTGCAGAGTTGTAGCGTGCTAGTGTAGTCATGTGTTACTCCTTTAGTAAGCGAGTTTGAAATGTGTGGCCTCTTTCGACGACCACATACTAATTATAAGACATAGCATAAAAAAGGGAGTGTTGAACTCCCTACTTTTTATTGGGGGGTTTCACTACCCTGGTTCTTTTTCGATCCGATATTGTACTTCTGTTCCAATACCCACTCACTCTTTTCCTTGTATGGAAGAACCTTAATCTGGTTCAGTGGTGCGATGTCAATAATCTCATCCTCTAAACAAACATCAATCAAACCCCAATCAGAGAGGAGTTTAGTGATACGATTTCTACGTTGTAGATCATTGATTGTAAGGTTTGAATACTTACCATCAAGAGCGAATAGTTCTTTGAAGTGTACGATATAGTACTTACCTTGTTTATGAAGAATGTGACATGATTGATATAGTTTCTTCTCTTTACGAGAAGCAACACCAATTCTAGTCAGGGTTTCACGGAC